CACGGTGATGGTCCCGCTGATGGTCTGGGTTGCATCGCCGTCCACATCGGCGGTCGTGGCGTAGGCCGTGTTCAGGAACATCGCCTTTGCAGTCCCCGTGCCGTCAAAGTGGGCAGAAGCCGCCAAAGCAGCGCCCACCGCAGTACCGGCCACGTTGACCGTTGCAGATGACGTAAAGGCCGTCGAAGGCAACAGGTCCACCATCGTGCTTTCCAGGGTCGTGCTGGATGCCGTGGCGGTGCCCAAGGCAATCGCGCCGGTCGAACTTGCGTTCAGCGTGCTGGCCAGTGCGCTGGTGGTCTTCTGCTGAAGGCGTGCCGTAGTGCCAAGGACAAGAATTCGACCTTCTGGGAAGGTGTAGAGCTTGGTGCCCTGGTACTCGGTGCCGTTGACAACCGTCTGTGCAACGTTGTCCAAGGTCAGGACGGTTTGACAGATCCCGCCGATTTGCCAGTGTTTGGCTTTGACGGTCGAAACCTCAATGCTTCCAACACTGTCAGGCGTGTCCGTCAGGCGCATCCCGCCTTCTGTGGTTTGGATGATCTTTGATCCCATGGTCTTTCCTTTTAAAGCGAGAGGGCCGAAGCCCACTCAGGTTGATCAGGAAGTGGCCAGGTCGTAGACCGCGCCGTGGGCCTTCTCGTTGCACACCTCCAGCGTGTACTCCACGAGAATCTGCTTGCGGATGCTGTCGCCGGTCTTCGCCAGATCTTGGGTTTGGAAATTGCGCAGCGAGGCAAACTTGGCATAGTCCGGGTCAACGAAGAAGATCGTGCCGGCAGGCATCTGGCGGCAAGGCAGCATGCGGACTTCGGTGCCCAGCGGGTCGATGTAGATTTCGACGTTGTTGGTCACTTTGCGCTTGTCGCCGTCGCTGGTCTTGGAAGACGAACCGCTGAAAGCCGCGACCTTGCGCTTCTGAAAGCTGTTCATTACGCCCAGGCTCGGGGTTCCGCCGTTGTCCCAGCAAAGGGCCAGAGCGGTTTCGAAGTGCGATTCCTGCAGCGCCCGAGCGGTGCCCGTGGTGTAGGTGTCCGAGCCGTTGCCGGTCGCAGCAGTGCCGTCGCTGGCCTTGCTGATGTTGGTTTTCACGTAGCACGACAGACCGGCAGACTTGCGGGCGGTGCTGGAATTGCCAGCCACGTAGGCCACGTTCTGGAGCAGCGTTGTTTCAACGTCACGCTTGATCTCCTTCATGCGGTCTTCCATCTGCAGGGCCATTTCCGAAGAACGCCCCGCCTTGTTGACCGCTTCCTGCGTTCCGGTGACGCGGGCCACTTTGTCGCTAATCTGCGTGTAGTTGTAAACACGGGCGTTGGCCGTGCTGGCGTCGGTCGTGGCGTCGTCACCTTCCAGAACAGCATTCGAGCCGCTGGCAGCGGTCAGCGCACGGGTTTGCCATTCGTGCTTGGTGCTGGTGGATTTGCCCTTGGGGAGCGCCGTCAGAAACGGGGTTTCCGTGGGGGTCACGTCATAGATGATGTCGCTCAGGTCTTCGCGGTTGCCTACGCTGTCGTAGGTGGTGAACGTGTCGGATGGCAGTGCCATGATTTACCTCTAAATAGAAAAATTGGTTAAGCCCGGCCAGTGGCAAGCAAATAGGCTGCAATGCCCGACTTCCCACCGGAGTTCTTGATGGATGCGCGAATGTTTTTCAGTTGTGCGCTGGGGCCGTCCTGCTGGGCTTGGCCCGGCTTGACGATCTTTGGCGCCGTGCGAACGCGGTTCTCAATCTCAGGCTTTTTGGCCTGCAACTGATCGAACAACATGGCCTTATGCAAGGCCGCGACAAGATGGGCACTGACCATCGGGCCACTTGAGACGGCATCAACCACCTCGGCAGGCATTCCGCTTTGGATCGCCCATGTCCGCACTGCGGTGGATTCCTTGTGGAAAACCTGCGGGTCTTTCCAGGCGGGAACCAAGCCCACCAGCTTGTCGGCTTCTTGTGCCGTGCGCTGCTGGGTCGCGTGTGCGGTTCGCTGTTGTTCCTGCGCTTTCGCTTGATCAACCGTGGCAAATACCTGGTTGATCTGGCTTTCGCGGCGCTTGTATTCCTGCTGAAGCGCGGCCCATTGGCCTGGGTCAGTAGCGCGAAGGGTGTTCCAATCGACTGACTGGTATTCCCTCAGAAGCTCCTGAGCGGCTGTCTGTGCCAGCGCGTCAACTTGCTGCAAACGCTGTTGCGCAAACTGATTCGCTTCTTGCATGCGAGCTTCTGCGGCTTTGTGGGCCTCAGCTACTGCGCGTGCCTTGTTGTCGATGTGCCCCTGAAGTTGGTAGGACTTCAGCAAGTCTTGGAGCTTGGCAGTGCCCTCCGTGCCGTCGATCTTGGTCTTGACTTTGATGGTTCCGTCTTCGTCAACGTCAACGGAATCAGCGTCAATACCCAGATACTTCGCAACATCGGCGGTCGTGATCTGCGGCCCCTCGTCTTGCTGATCGCCATCGCGGCCAGGCTCAACGGGTTTTTCTGCTGCTTGTGCAGGCTCTGGCGCGGTCTGGTCCTGTGCGGACTGTTCCGGGGCCGGTGCCTTGGGTGCTGGCGTGTCCTCAGCAGCCAGGAAACGCTGGATGCGTTCTTGCGTACTTGCGCCCTCGGAAGGGGTAGGGTTCTGCTCGTCGCTCAAAGTGATAACTCCTGCGGTCGTCTCTCGACGATGCGCTTTGCCCCAAACAAAAAGCGCCCGAAGGCGCCTATCTCGCGGGGGGGCTGTTCCCGCGCTATCTCATGAACCGCAAAATTCCTTTCTTGCGTTCGATTTCTGTCATCTGGATCTCTGCGATGTCGCCATCGTCAATCTTTCGCGTGATCTCACGCTTGAGAGCTTGAAGTAGCTGCTGGCTGATCACGATGCGCTGTGCCTTGTCCTTGTCGTCCGGGTTGCAGGACAGAGCAGAGGTGTGCAAATAGCCCTCGACAGCATTAAAAGCTTCCTGAAAATGCTTGTTTTCCAGCAGTTGGCGGGCCTCTGCACGAATGATCTGGCGTTGTTCGTAGTCCATCACATCCCCTGCATTCCGGCAGCGATGCCAGGCGCCGCAATGTCTCGCGGCATGTTGGCGATCATCAATTGAACCTCAGCCTTCATCGCTTCGATAGCCTCGCGGCTGGCGCGGTCCTTGTCGGCTTGCGCGTTCTCAAATTGGAGCTTCAGGCCGTCGATCTGCTGCTTGAATTGCTCCTGCATTTGCTTGACCTGCATCGCGTATTGGCCCTTGACCTGTTCGGCCTCAGCCAACGGGTTTCCAGGCCCTTGCCCGCGCTGCTGCTGCATCTGCTGGTACTGCGGACTTGCCGGGGACATGACGTATTTTTCGGGAATGTCAAAGCCCATCGTTTTCGCCAAGTCTTCGAACAATGAGAACGCCTGCTCAGGACCGACAAGCCCGAAGGCACCGCCTAGCTGCTGCTGAAGCTGGGCCACCAGCATCAGCTTTTCGCGCTTCTGTTCCTCGTTGCCGGTTCCCAGGCCGACACGAACGGTCAAGTCGGTGCGTTCGCGCCATTCCTGCGGGTTAACGTTGGTCCAACTGCCGCGCAGGCGAACCATGCGGGGCTTGTCCTGGTGCCGACACAAAAGACCGTGGACCTGCATCACCAGTTCCTTGACGCCGGTTTCGGCAATCAGGCGGGTGATCATCTCAATTTTCTGACTGGCGCGGTTCAGGTTCTCCATGAAAGCGCCCTTGGTGGACTCTTTCAAAACATCGGGGTCCATGCCGGTGCTGGCCTTGGTCAGTCCGGTGCGGCCTTCCTTCACGCGGTCGAAGTAGTCCACGACCGGGAGAATCTGCCCGATGATCGGCGTTGCCTGGACGGCCTCAGCGGCACCAGAGACGGGCATATCACCCTTGACGCGCTTCACACCGCCTGGCAGGCTGGTCATGAAGTCTTTGAGGTTCACCCGCTCATTGACCAACCATTGATTGTTGTTGGTCAGGTAGATGTTGTCCAACATCTGCCGGGTTAGCGTGGTCTTGATCTCCGCCAGATCGGCCAGTTCGTCATCGAGGGATTCGCCAACGTGGCGGTGCGGGACGCGCTTGGCGACAAAGCCGGTGATCGCTACAGCGGGGATAGGTTCGTTCCACTGCTTGCCTGGCGGGATCTTGTTGCCAACGGTGACGACTTTGCGCAGCTCTGCAATGCCGTCGCCATCGAAATCGACGCGAACGTAGGCCTCGCAATACTCGATCTCGTCCATTGAACGGTCGATGATGTTGGCGCCCGTTGATTTGCTCTCGTCGCTGACAGAATCCCGACTGTAGGTCTGCAGGTCGTTATCGGTTTCGTTCAGGGCCGGAAGGTCGTCCACGAAAGCACGCGGCATGCCCATCTCGATCAGCTCTGATCGGGTCTTGCGGGTCACATGCTCGGTGAACGGGCTCTCCTGCAGCGAACCCCTGCAGCGCTTTGAAACGCGGATTTCCTCGGTCGGCACGGCCAAAACCGTCACCTTGCCCGACTTGCGCGTCACCTTCAGCGTGAGATTAAACAACTCCACAGGCATGGGGCCTTGTGGGGTGTCGATCAGTTGGGTGGTTGATTCCTGCTCGGTGATCTCTACCTTCGCGCCTTCCTGCTCCATGGCGCCAAGCATCTGCGCGATCTGATCCAGCGTCAGGCCGCTATATGGCACCTCTTCAACCTTCTCGGTTTCTTCCCAGAAGTGCTTGGCGTAGCCATTTTTCAGTAGCAGCGTGTCCTTGATGGCGTCATGGAGGACCATGAATCCATTGTTGTCGCGCATGATCACCTGATTCGTGTAATCACTTTCCTGCTGCGATAGCTGCTCGTCCTCGGGTCCAATCGGGTCAAACTCAGCGATAGAGCCGGATTGCGTGAATACGCGCATGATTGACGGCAAGGCCCAATCCACAGCCTCAGCCAGATCCTTGGACACAACCGCCGAACGGCCCTCTACCTCGTTTCCGTATGGCCTGCCGTGGTAGTGATCCATGGCTTTGGCGCGTTCCTGCGAAAGCTGCCCGTCCTCCACACCCAGCGCATCGCGCCTCATGGCGGAAACAATCGCGGCCAGGTCTTCCGGGCGCATCTTGCTCACTCTGCGGTGTCCTCAAACGTCAGCCCATCGGTCGGCAGGCCCTGGCCTTCCAAAGCGGCGATGCAACGGGCGATGCGTTCGGCACGCGGCAGGCTGATGGATTGACCGGCCCAAACGCGGTCGGCGTAGGCTTGAGACGGAGACACCTCGACCCATTGCACATCGGTGTAGTCCTTCTGCTTGGGCTGCTCTGCTGCAGCTTTGGGCGGTCGTCCGCGTCGTTTGGGTTCGTTCATACGATGTATTTCGTGTTTACTTTGATGGGGTCGTCCCAATCGTCAGTTTTTAGGGATAGCTCTGCAAACGTGTTATTCCACGCATCGGCAAGGTTTGGGCTTTTGACGCCTCGGGCCTTTAGCTCTGGCTTGCCTTCGACCTTTGTCAGACCGTTTGACAGGATGTTGTATGTTGGCGTGGTCAACTCCGCCACCAACTCATCGTCGTCCTCGATCAGCTTGCAATCTTTGGCTTCCAGCCATTCCCGGCAGCGCCACCAAAGCTGATCACGCAAGCGGTTGAACTGCCTCTTGCCGTCTGCGTTTGGCGCCTCTGATTCCGCGACGTTGACGCCATGGGCCGGAAGATTCAGCTCTTTCAATCGGTCAACCACACCAGCGCCAATGCCAATAACGTCAATGTTGATTGACACGGGCCGATCTTTGACCGGCGTCTGATCCCATTCTTCCTTGATCAGCCCAGACAGTTGCATGGTGTCTTTGCCCCACCATTCCTTGATCTTTTCAAGCTGGTGATTGCCTTTGCGCTTTGCCAGTGCGCTGCTGTCGTCCCCAAATCGGGCCACGTCCACGCCCCATATGACTTTGGCCGAATGGATAACAGCAACGTCCCGGACTCTTGCTGCTTCGCAAAGCTCCAAAGAGATCACGCCATCAGCAGCGCCGACAAATTCACCCAAAACGCGCACCTTATAGACGGGGCTTCTTTCGCCGTATTTCTTGCGCATGTTCTCGATATAAGTCCGAGACACGCGGGGAGAGTCAACGCCTGACCAATGCAAAGCGGCCCAGGCTGACCGCATCTTGTGATGGCTATCAAAGAAATAGCCGCTTTGTCGGGTCGGGTTTGCGGCCATGACCACAAAGGCGCCATCCGTTGATAGCGCGCCTTCAGCCACTTCAAACACGTTATCCGCTACGCCTGACGCTTCATCAATCAGAAACAAGATGTTGTCAGCGTGGAACCCTTGCAGGGCTTCCGGTCGCTCTGGGCGGCTTGTTCGCGCTACTGCAAAGCCCTCATTCGGCGCCGACTTGAGCCGGAAAGCACCCGAGGACCATTCAAACTGCTCACCAACAGCGGGGAGCCGCTCCTTCATCACCCGATGCCATTTGGCAATCTCGGACCACAAAACGTCTTCAAGTTGATGGCTTGTCGGGGCTGTGGCCGGAACCTTTGCCGGAAAGTAGCACGCCAGAAACCACATCACGCACCACGCCATGAAAGTGCTTTTCCCGGTCCCGTGGCCAGATCTAATCGAAACCCTGCGCTTCACCACCAGATTGCGGCTGGCGTCCCATTGCTGTTCTGTGGGGTCAGCCCCGAGCACTTCCTTTGCAAACAGGCAAGGGCCACCACTGCGCCATCTAAGAATGGCCTGCTGTGTTGGCGAAAGTTGCATTGAGGGCGGCTAGTTCTTGGTCCAGTGTCTTTGTCTTGACCGTGGCGTTTAGTTCAATAGCTTTTGTTTCTCTCCATTGTTCCGGCCTTCTGTTTTTTAGCCAGAAGATGCCAGCGGTCGTATCTGGCGGGTAATATTTTCGAATTTGAGTTTGGACGATTTCTTTATCCACAACTCGAATGTCTACTTCGTCATGCTCATAGCCAGTTGCGCGGCTAAACAAAGCACGTTCCACGCGATCATCTGCTTCTGCTTTGCCTGACTTTAGGGCCTGACAAAACTTGACTTGTTCGGTTTTCCAGCGGTAAAGCGTTCGCACATCAACATTAAAGAAATCGGCGATTTCAATGTCAGTTGCCCCTAGCTTCGCCAACTTTTGAGCTTGCTCGATGTAACCTGCTTTGAAACTTGATGGCCTTGCCATTGTTGATGCCTATCGGCTTTGTGTCTGGTGTGTCCAACAAGCCCCCGGCGTCTCAGGAAGGAGACTGAGCTGATAGCCGGGGGCTGCTGGTGCCTGCTGTTTACCCACAAAGCAGGTGGGGCCTGGCCTTGACCCCGTGGCCGGAAATGAGGAACCGGCTGGATCGTTGAGCGGGTGTTTTTGGAGACGCTGAGGCCTCCATGCTGGAATGTAGGCTCTATGCGTCTGCGCGTGCCAATGTGCGCGATTGTAGCGCGGTGTCAGGATTGTGCAAGCCCCCTCTGTTGCAAAGCATCTGCCGCCCATCCCGGACGTACTGCGCCAGCCCTTCATGGGTCGTCCCCATGTTCCGGCAGGCTGCAGCCGGGCTAGTCCGGTACACGTAGGCCCACCGTATGGCGTTCTTGTGCGGGTCTGGCAGGCCCTGCACTAGCTTTTCCATGCGCTGGGCGTCCAGTGCGTTGGTCGCATCCCTTTGAACCGGCTGATGCCACTGCCAAGCGTTGGAGCGGCTTTTGGCCCACATGGGATGAACATGGCCGATGTTGTGACGCACGGAAACCCACCGGCTCCAGTTCAGCAGGGCCGAATGGATGGCGTTGTGTTTTTCTTCTACGTGGTGGAAATCGACGTTCATGCTGCCTTTCTCTTGCTGTCGTTCATAGCAACCAGACCGGCAAACGGATTGCTTCGGTCCACCCATGTGCGGTTTCTGCGGACGTGGCTCACAGTGGATTTGCACACGCCAAGTTCTGCGGCGACCACAATTCCCTCTCGGGGGTCGTTCCTGATCTGCCGGGCCAGTTCCATGGTCAGCTTGGCCTTTGCCCGTGCCGCTCTGGCGCTGGTCGCGCTGCGGTGGGCTCTCACGTCCGGGCGGCTCTGCGCTGCTTTGGACACTTGAGCCTTGGTCGCCAGCGCAAGATGCTCGATGCACCCGGCATGCCCACAGGTGACGATGACCTGCTTTCCCTCGGGGATCTTCCCTTTGCGAAGCTCCCAGACCACGCGGCGCACGCTCATGCCGCCGTTCCCGTTCTTGACCTTGGGGATGCCCTTGCCGTTGTCGCTGCCAGTCCAGATCTGGCAGTCGCCGTCCTCTGTTGTCCTGGCGCGGAGTGATTCAAGGGTGTGCTTCATGCCAGTGCCCAAACGCTATTTCGGTTGGCAAAGGCTGCGGTCAGCCGCTGTTTGTCCTTGGGTATCCGGTAAACCGCAGGCGCCCGGCCCTTTCCACGTCCCAAGGCTTGAGCGGGTTTGTAGGTTTCCAGCCTGCCCAGATACTTGGCGTTGTTCAGGGCCTTCAGGGCTTGCTCGTATGTGATGCCCAAGCTGGCGGCAATCTGTACGCCATCGGCGGGGCCGTGCAAGCTGATGTAGTCCACACAATCAGTCGTGATGCTCACTCTGTTTTGCTCCTGTTTTGATAGCTGCTCATGCAGTAACGGCGAGGGCTAGAGCCCGATATGTCTTGTCAATGGCCTGCAATTCATTCACCCTGCGCAGCTTCCAGCGAAGCCGGGTTCCGTGCCAGCCGTCCGGCCCTCGGTGGCAGGGGATACACAGGGGAATGCTTGCAAACCACAGGCCCTGCTCGGGCTCGTGAACCTCTACCGGGCCGGTATCGCCGCACACGGAGCAAGGCAGCGCGGCCACTTTGGCAACGTGCCTGCGCTCTGCGGCGGTTTGGGCTGGCTTGTTCTTGGAGTGCAAGGCGTCAGGACTCCCAGGTGATGGCCTTGACTGCCCACATCTGGGCGGTCTGCAGCCCCTCGATGGCGATTTCGGTCATCCGCCACACATCCGCGTCATCAGACTTGGTGCGCAGGTTGTGCATCCGGTCAATCTCGACGGCAAACCCGGCCTTGCAGGCGTGCACTTCGGGATTGGAGCCTGGGTTGAATCCGAGGCCCACGGCCTTTTCTCCGAAGCTCAGTTCTCGGCCTTCGGCGGGGCCGACAATGCCCTCGGTGCCGTGGTTCTTGGTTGCGAGGACGTGCTCCAGCATTGCCTGAGCCAGTGCAGCGGTCAGCAGGTTGGTTCCAGTCCGCCCCGGCTTTCCGGGGGTGCCGTCTGGGTAGCAGTCAGCGGGGACCGGCCACGT